ATGAAAGTCGTAGTTGACCTGCACACATTCATAACCTTGCTTATCCAGCGCGGCAAAGTCAGCGGTTTCGCGCTCGTCGCCGCCTGCCGTGTCGGTCGTGCTGGCAATCGAGCCGGACACGCCGATCCCAATTTTCTCGCCCTTCATTTCGGACACCGGCACGATGTTGACGCGGGTCAGAAAGGCGGACGACTCCTGCACGCGGGTCATCAGGGTTTGCGTGACTGACGGCTCCACGGTGAATTTTTTGTTCATGTCGTCGGTTTCTACGCCGTTCAGCTCGGCGAGGCGGGTCATGAACTGGTTAAACTTGAAGCGGGTATTCTTACGCATTGGCGTTCCTGTTTATCTCTGTGTTGGGTTTTAACGTTCAGGCCACGCCTGATCAGCAGTCGGTCAGCGCGCCGGATTTCGGATCACTGCCGGTTGACGCCGGGCGACGATTAAAGCTGCCGTCGGTCTGCGACAGTTGCTCCTGCAGCCCAGCAAAAGCGGCACGATCTTCCCCGGCCTGCTGCTCGATAGCCTCCAGTCGCGCATTAACGGATTGTTCCAGCGCCGACAGCTTCTGCGTCTGACTCTCCGCGTTCAGCTGCACCTGCTCGGCTACGGCCGTCACCGCCGCGCCGACGTCGGCGAACTGCTCGCCGTCGGTTTTCTTTTTGGCGGAGAACATTGCGGAAATGCGTGCCATCAGGGACGGGGACGGGTCGGCCACCTCTTCAAACTCGATCACGGTTTCTTCAGCGGCGGTAAACAGGTTGCCTTTGTCCTGCTTGCGTGACGCCAGCGGGTTAGCTTTGGCCGTGGCGCTGAAGCTCAAGATTTCCGTGCCGAGGCTCGCCGGGTCATCGGTAATAGCCAGGCCAACCAGATAGGCTTCACCCGTGTCGGCAAAGGCCGGGTTAACCTCAATGGAGGTGTAGATTTTCTGGCGCGCTTTGGTCAGCTCGACCAGCTCCGGCGTGGGGTCAATCCATGCATACAGCGCCAGCTTGCCCTTGAGCGGGCCGTCGCTGATTTCCTCGGCCTCGACGGCGGTCACGTCGCCGAAGCGGCGGAACGTGCTGTCAGCGGCATAGCCCCGGATGTGCTCCATGTTGACGCGGGCGCCGTACATTTCCGGGTCGTAGTTTTTCGCCATCTGCGAGATCCAGTCGCGGGAAATCTCGCGGCCGTCTGTGGTTGCGCCTTGGACTGCGATGCGAAAGCGCTTTGCTTTAGTTGCCATTAATCAGGCTCCGGTCAGGGTGTTGGGTCGGTTCGGGGCCAGTTTCCCCGCCGCGACACAATCCCTCAACGAATGCCAGACCGCTCATGCATCAGCAAACAGAGACAGCAGGCGCGCCATTTTCGGCGCCGGTAGCCTTGGCTGCATGAACATGACACCGACCACCATCATCAGCGATCCGCGCCGTCAGGCCGCGCTGCTTTACTGGCAGGGTTATTCCGTGCGCCAGATAGCGGAGACGCTCAAACAGAAAACGCCAACCGTGCAGAGCTGGAAGCTGCGCGACGCGTGGGATGACGTTGCGCCCATCAGTCGCGTGGAATCCAGCATGGAAGCCCGGTTGATTCAGCTCATCATGAAAGAGGTCAAGGGGAATGGTGACTACAAGGAGATAGACGCGCTCGGCCGCCAGATTGAGCGCCTTGCCCGCGTTGAACGCTATCGCAGCAGCGGCAACGAGGCGGACTTAAACCCGAACGTGCGCAACCGCAATAAGGGCGAGCGCCAGCCGCCGGCTAAAAACGTTTTCAGCGACGAACAGACCGAGAAACTTACCGAGCTGTTTATGGATGGCTGCTTTGAGTATCAACTCAACTGGCACAAGGCCGGATTAACTCACCGCATCCGCAATATCCTGAAGTCTCGCCAGATAGGCGCGACGTTCTACTTTGCCCGCGAGGCGCTGATAGATGCGCTCACCACCGGCCGCAATCAAATATTCCTGTCGGCCAGCAAGGCGCAGGCGCACGTCTTTAAAAACTACATCCTCGACTTCGCCCGCCAGGCTGACGTTGACCTGAAAGGCGACCCCATCGTGCTGCCGAACGGCGCCCGCCTGATTTTCCTCGGCACGAACGTGCGCACCGCGCAGAGCTACACCGGCAACCTGTACCTGGATGAATATTTCTGGATCCCGAAATTTCAGGAGCTGCGCAAGGTCGCCAGCGGCATGTCACTGCACAAGAAATGGCGCACCACCTACTTTTCTACACCGTCGAGCCTGTCACACAGCGCCTATCCGTTTTGGTCGGGCGCACTGTTCAACAAAGGACGCCGCAGCAAAGATGACCGCATCGAGATAGACCTTTCGCATTCGCACCTGGCGAAAGGCGCGCTGTGCGGTGACGGCCAGTGGCGCCAGATTGTCACGGTTGAGGATGCGCTGACCGGCGGCTGCAACCTGTTCGACATTGACCAGCTGCAGCTTGAATACAGCCCGGCAGAATTTCAGAACCTGCTGATGTGTGAATTTGTCGATGACGAGGCGAGCGTGTTCCCGTTCGCCGAGCTGCAGACCTGCATGATCGACAGCCTGGAGGAGTGGGAAGACTTTAACCCGTACCTGCCGCGCCCGTTTGCTTACCGCCCGGTCTGGATCGGCTATGACCCGTCGCACACTGGCGACAGTGCAGGCTGCGCCGTCATCGCGCCGCCGGTCGTGGCGGGCGGCAAGTTTCGCGTGCTGGAGCGTCACCAGTGGCGCGGCATGGACTTTGCCGCGCAGGCGAAATCCATTGAGGACTTAACGAAAAAGTACACCGTGGAATATATCGGCGTTGATGCAACCGGCATCGGCCAGGGCGTCTTCCAGCTGGTACGCCAGTTTTACCCGGCTGCGCGCGAGATCAAATACTCGCCAGAGGTAAAAACCGCAATGGTGCTAAAGGCAAAGGACACCATCAGCAGTGGGCGCCTGGAGTACGACGCCGGGGCGACGGATATCACGCAGTCTTTTATGGCGATCCGCAAAACCATGACGGCCAGCGGCAACCGCTCAACCTATGAGGCGAGCCGCAGTGAGGAAGCCAGCCACGCCGACGTCGCCTGGGCGATTATGCACGCCCTCTTAAACGAACCGCTTACCGCAGCCAGCGGCGGCGCCAGCCCCTCAATTCTGGAGTTTTACTAATGAGCAAACGCAGGGGCCGCAAGGCCCATTCCGCCACCGCGCAGCCGGTACAGGCAACCGCACCCCAGCAGCATGCCGAGGCGTTCACCTTCGGCGAGCCAACGCCGGTCATGGACAAGCGCGATATTCTGGATTACGCCGAGTGCATCGGTAACGGGCGCTGGTATGAGCCGCCGGTCAGCTTTCACGGTCTGGCGAAAAGCCTGCGCGCGGCCGTGCATCACAGCTCGCCTATTTATGTGAAGCGCAACATACTGGCCTCGACCTTCATACCGCACCCGATGTTGAGTCAGCAGGAATTCAGCAAAATAGCCCTGGACTATCTGGTTTTTGGTAATGCCTACCCGGAACGCCGCGATAATGCGCTTGGCAAGCCGCTGCGCCTTGAAGCATCTCCTGCGAAATATACGAGGCGCGGGATCGAGGATGACATTTACTGGTTTGTGAACGACTGGAAAGAGCCACATCAGTTTAAGAAAGGCAGTGTTTTTCACCTGATGGAGCCGGATATCAATCAGGAGCTTTACGGCCTGCCGGAATATCTCAGCGCGCTTAACTCGGCCTGGCTGAATGAGGCGGCGACGCTGTTCCGTCGCAAGTATTACCAGAACGGCGCCCACGCCGGTTACATCCTCTACATGACCGACGCGGCGCAGAGCAGCAGCGACGTTGACCGGATGCGCCAGGCAATGCGCGACACCAAAGGACTGGGGAATTTCCGTAACCTGTTCATGTACGCCCCGAACGGCAAGCCGGACGGGATCAAGATTTTGCCGCTCAGCGAGGTAGCGACGAAAGACGATTTCTTCAACATCAAGAAGGCCAGCCGCGACGACCTTCTCAGCGCGCACCGCGTGCCGCCGCAGATGATGGGGATTATACCGGACAACTCCGGCGGGTTTGGGGATGCGGTGAAGGCGTCGCAGGTATTCGTGCGCAACGAATTGACGCCGCTGCAGGAGCGCCTGAAGGAAATCAACAACTGGCTCGGCGAGGAGGTGATCACGTTCCGCCCCTACGAGCTGGAACCCAAAAATTCTTAATTCAGCAGAACACAGTAAGCGACCTTTAAAAAGGTCGCTT